AGATGCCGTTGTCTTCGATGCTCTTGCTGCTGCCGCCGGCAAGATTTTTTTTGATCTGTTCAATGCCGCCGGCAGCGGCAAGAGCATCGAAGTCAACGGCATCTGGGCCATCCCAAAGACCGATGTCGCCGTCACCGGGGCGGTCGCTATCGAGCTGCTGATCCAGCGCACGAATGCCGTCGGCACTGGCGGCACGGCCATCACCACCTCGACGGCCACCGGCACCGCTGGCATCGCCAAGAAACACCCGAGCAACGCAGCCTTGCCGGCGCAGATCACCGCGCGGCTGGTGCCGACCGGTGGCGCCACGGTCGAGGCGCACCTGTTCTCCACCTACGCCTTCAGTGAAGAGACCAACGCCGCCACTGTGCTCGAACAGTTTCAAAACCTGCTGCCCTCGCAGACCACCGAGATTCAAACCCTGACGCTGCCCGAAGGCTATGGCCTGCGGGTGGCGCAAGGCACGGTGGTCTCGGTCAACAGCTACGGGTTCCTCGTCGATTTCACGGTGCTGTAAGCCATGAGCCTGGTGCTGCTCCTGCGACCCGGCGCGGGCGGCGGCATCAGCGGCAGCGCCAGCCAGACGCTCGGCGCCGTCACGCAGACCGCCGCCGGGACCAACCTCACGCACGGCGCTGGCAGCGCCACGCTCGCCGCGCTCACGCAATCCGCCGCCGGGCTGGTCGCCCTTACCGGCGCCGCCACGCAGACCCTCGGCAGCGTCACCAACGCCGCCAGCGGGCAAGTGCCGGACAGCGGGCAGGGCGCGCAAAGCCTCGGCCTGCTCACGCAGACAGCGACCGGGACCGTCGCTGCCAGCGGCATCCTCGGCGATGCCTCACAAACGCTGGGCACGCTCACGCAAGTCGGCGCTTGCGGGACGGCGATCACGGGCGCCGCCAACGCCACGCTCGGCGCCATCACGCAAAGCGCCGCCGGCACCGTCGCCCTCACCGCCACCGCGGCGCAAACGCTCGGCAGCGTCACCAACACCGCCAGTGGGCAGGTACCCGACAGCGGGCAGGGCGCGCAAACGCTGGGCACGCTGACGCAGGTCGGCGCGGGCGGGGCGGCGATTGCCGGCGCCGGCAGCGCCCCCCTTGATGCGCTGGCGCAAACTGCAAGCGGTGTCGTCGGCGATCCACCCCTCATCGGCTCGGCCGCCCAGGTGCTGGCCTTGCTGACACAGATCGCCGAGGGCACGGTGACGGGCGACGCATTGCCGCCTGCGGGCACCGGCGGCTGGTCGCCCGCCGTCAGCGCCCCGAAAAAGCGGCGCCCGCGTGAAGAGGACGAGTCGCTGCTGCTGGCTATGTTGCACTGACACTTTCCCCCTGAAAATGTCATCGCCGCCTCGCGAATATGGCGGCCATGAACACACCCACCCGCAGCTTCGCGATTCCCCACGAATCCCGCGAGATCGACACCGAGGCCCGCACCGTCGCCCTCGCGTGCTCAAGTGAAGCGCCCTACCGCCGCTGGTGGGGCGTCGAAATCCTCGACCACAGCCCCGGCAGCATCGATCTGTCGCGCCTGGCCGATGGCCGTCACCCGCTGCTGCTGGAGCACGACTGGACCAAGCAGATCGGCGTCGTCGATGCGGTCTCGGTCGACAAGGACCGTGTCCTGCGCGCCACCACGCGCTTCTCGCGCAGCGCCCTGGGCAACGAGATCCTGCAGGACGTTGCGGACGGCATCCGCAGCCTGGTCTCGATTGGCTACACCATCGACGAAATGCAGGAAGAGCGGGGCGGGGAAGTTGTCCGCAGCCTCACCTTCCCCGAATTCGAGGCCGAAATGCGCGCCAAACATGGCGAGGCCTTCGACTTCACCCGCGCCGCCTCCGATGCGGCGATGGCCCATTCGGACGACCAGCCGACCTTCCGGGTCACGCGCTGGGCGCCCTTTGAAGTCTCCATCGTTCCCATCCCGGCGGATGCGACGGTGGGCGTCGGTCGCGCGGCGGGAGCCGTGGCGTCGGTCGCAACAGCAGCACCCGCAATCACCACCCCCACCACGGAGAAAAAAACCATGTCTGACGTACAGGTCACCGACCACGCCGCCGAAGAAAAGGCGCGTGTCACCGCCATCCGCGAAACCGCCAAAGCCTACTCGGGCATCGCCGGCATTGAAACCATGGCGCTCGAAGCCATCGGCGACGGCCGCAGCCTCACCGAATTCCAGAACGCGCTGATGAAGAAGCTCACCAGCGGCGCCAGCCCGGCCTCGGCCACGCCCGCCATCGGCATGTCGCAGCGCGACGTGCAGCGCTATTCGATCACCCGCGCCATCCGTGCCTTGACCGATAAAGACTGGACCGGCGCCGGATTCGAGCGCGAGTGCCATAACGCGATTCTCAAACGCAACGGCCTCGGCGAAGCCCCTAACGGCGGCTTCTATGTCCCGTTTGAAGTTCAGCAACAGCGTGACCTGACGGCCGGCACACCGTCGGCCGGTGGCTACCTGGTGGCCACCGACAACCTGGGCGGCAGCTTCATCGAGCTGCTGCGCAATCGCACCGTGCTGGGCAAGATGGGCGCCACCATGCTCTCCGGCCTGCAGGGCAACGTCACGATTCCGAAACAGACCGGCGCCAACACCGCCTACTGGCTGACGAATGAAGGTACTGCCATCACCGAGAGCAACGCGACCTTCGGTCAGCTGGCGCTCTCGCCCAAAAACGTCGGCGCCTATCAGGAAGTCAGTCGCCAGCTCTTGCTGCAAAGCTCGCCCGCAGTCGACAACCTGATCATGAACGACCTCGCCAAGGTCATCGCCATCGCCATTGACCTGGCCGGCTTCGAAGGCTCCGGCGCGTCCGGCCAGCCGACCGGCATTTCGAACACCGGCTCCATCGGCTCGGTGTCCGGCACGTCGCTGGGCTGGGCCGGCATTGTCGAATTCCAGACCGATGTGGCCGGCGGCAACGCGCTGACCGAGAACTTTGGCTATGTCACCACGCCCGCGGTGGCTGGCCTGCTGATGCAGCGTTCCCGCTTCTCGAATACCGACACACCGATTTGGGAAGGCGGCCTGCTCGATGGCAAGGTGGGTGGCTTCAAGGCCGCGGCGACCATGCAGCTGACGGCCGCTTCGATGATCGCAGGCGACTTCAGCCAGGTCATCCTCGGCGACTGGGGCCAGCTCGAAATCGCGCTCAACCCCTATGCCGCGTTTGCCACGGCCATCACCGGCATCCGCGCAATTCAGACCTGCGACATCGGCATCCGTTACGCCGCGGCCTTCTCGCGCGCGACCTCGATTACCTAAACCTAGGACCGCCGCCGGGCAACCGGCGGCGCCTCACCCATGGACAAAGTACACGTCGAAGTCTTGCGCCCCTTCTACCACGACGGCGAGCCTCAGCCCGCCGGCACCGTGCTCGAAGTGGCGCCGAATGTCGCGCGCGAACTGGTGGCCTGGAACAAGGCCGCCATCGTCACCGGCGATGCCCCGAAAAAAGGCAAGACCAAGGCAAAAGCCACGGACGCGCCCACCGATGAAAAGGACGAGAAATGAGCTTTTATAACTTTGCAGGCGCGGCCACCGTGACCTCGCTGTCGGCGCCGGCTTCGCAGGCCTCGACGGTCACTGGCGCTGCAGTCGATGTGCGCCAGTACGACGCCCCCCTGGCGATCACCCAGGACCACGGCGCCGGCACGGGCACGCTCGACGGAAAGATCCAGGACAGTGCCGACGGCTCGACCGGTTGGGCCGACGTCACCGGCGCCACCTTCGCGCAATCCACCACCGGCGCCGATGTGAAAGTCATCGCGCTCGACCCGCAAGCCACGCGCGGCTACATCAGGTATGTCGGCACCATTGTCACCGGTCCGCAGATCGTCGGTGTGTCCATGGTTGGCGTCAAGAAATCGGTCTAAGCCATGGCCTTCGCCGAATCCCGCGCTGCCTTCTTTGCCGACTTTGGCGTCACCGCCACGGTCGGCGGCGTCGCGGTGCCGGCGATCTTTGATGCGCCCTATGCCGACGCGCTCGGCGTGGCCGGCACCAGCCCGGTGCTGACCATCGATTCGAGCAGCGTCACCCCGGCCTATGGGGCCGCCGTCAGCGTGGCCGGCGCGAGTTACACCGTCGCCGAGATCCACCCCGACGGCACCGGCATGACGCGCCTGGTCCTGGAGGGCGTGTAGTGCCAGCGCACGCCCGCCAACAGATCCGCGAGGCGGTGGCCTCGGCCCTGACAGGGCTCGCCACCACCGGTGCACGCGTGTACCAATCGCGGACAAGGCCGCAGGCCGAGGGCACGCTGCCCTGCCTGCTGGTCACCACCGACAACGAACGCATCGAGACCAGCGCCATGGCCCGGCAGGACCGGGTGCTGACTGTCACTGTGCGCGGCATGGCCAAAGCCGGCGCCACGCTCGACGACACGCTCGACACCATCGCCCTCGAAGTTGAAACCGCCCTGCAGGCGGCCGGCAGCCTGAGCGGCAAGGTCCCTGCCGGCCTCCTGTTGCAAGAGATTGATGTTGATTTTGACGACGCGCTGGACAAGCCCGCCGGCGTAGTCGTACTGCAGTACCAGGCGGGCTACTTCACCGTCGCCGGCGCGCCCGGCACCTTTGTCTAGGAGACAAAACCATGGCAACAAAAACCTGGAGCAATGTGGCAATGGCGATGCAGTCGGCGCTCGGTTCGAGCAAGACCATCACCGCCATCACCAAGGCCAACCCGGCCGTCTGCACCTCGACCTCGCATGGCCTCGCCAATGGCGATGTCGTCATCCTCGCGGTGCAGGGCATGTACGAGCTGGACACGCGCACCGTGCGTGTGGCCAACGTCGCCGCCAATACGTTTGAACTGGAAGGCGTCGATTCCACCAGCTACACCACGTTTTCGAGCGGCACGGCGCAGGCCATCACCTTCGGCACGTCGTTCAGCACGGTGACCGATCTGTCAGTGTCAGGCGGCGATTTCGAGCAGATCGACATCACCACCATTCACGACAACGTGAAAAAGACCATCCCCGGCATGGCCTCGGCGATTGAAGTCAGCGGCAACATGAACTGGGACCCGGCCGACGCTGGCCAGATCGCGCTCAAGAGCGCATCCGACAGCAAGGTGCTGCGTGGTTTCCGCATCACCTTCAGCGACGGCAGCAAATGGTATTTCACCGGCTACCCCGGCTACGCCGGCACGCCCACGGGTTCTGCGCAGCAGAAGGTCACCTCGCCGTTCAAGATTTCCAGCTACGGCAAGCCATCGTTCTACGCATCGTAATCACGTTTTGCACGGGCACCCGGCTGCGGCCGGGGCCGGCCCCCTTCCCGGCGGCCCGTGCTCCTGATTGAGGGGGATTGTCCGAAGGGGACCTATTCATGTTCAAGATTCAACCCAACCCGACCTTCAAGACCGCGGTGGCCATCCCGGTGGCTGGCGGTAAGCCGGCCAGCATCGATGTCGAATTCAAGTACCTCACACGCGACCAGGTGGCCGAGTTTTTCCAGAGCCTGGAAGGGCGCAAGGACCACGAAGCGCTGGCCGACGTGGTGGTGGGCTGGTCGGGCGTCGACGTGCCGTACAGCACCGACGCGCTGGCCACCTTGTTGAACAACTATCTGCCGGCCGGGCGGGCGCTGTTTGATGCCTTCATCGCCGGGCTGGCGCAGGCCAAGGAAAAAAACTGATCGAGGCGGTGCGTGCGATGTACGCGCCGCCCGACGAAGCGGAATCCGGCGTCGCCCTGCTGGCGGCCATGGGGATGAACAAGGACCAGATCGAAACGCAGCTCAAACAATCGGACGACGTCACGTGGATTCACCCCGCCAACTGGAAAACCCTGCAACTGTTCATCGCCATGCAAACGCAGTGGCGGACGTCGATGAGCGGTGCGACCGGGCTCGACTACGCCGCGCTGCCGATTGCTGCCCGCGCCGAGCGCATCAAGCTCACGCGCAACCGGCTGCGCGGCATTCGGGTCATGGAACGCGAAGCGCTGCGGCTGATGTCGGAGCGCAAGCCTGATGGCGGATAACAAGACCCAGATCGTCCTCACCGCGGTCGACCAGACGCAGGCCGCGTTTGGCAGCGTCACGGCCGGCCTGAAAAAGATCGAGGTCGCCGCCAGCGGCCTCAACACCATCGCCACCCGCATCCCGGCGCTGGGCGCCGCGCTGGGCGCGGCCCTCGGGGGCGCGTCCATCGCCGGCTTTGTGAAGGGCGCCGTCGACGCCGCCGATGCGTTGAACGACATGAGCCAGCGCACCGGCATTGCCGTGCGCGATCTGGCCGCCTACAAGCTCGCCGCCGAGCAGTCCGGCGCCAGCCTCGAATCGGTGGGCAGGGGCGTCAAGGGCCTCGCCAGCTACATGGCCGAAAACGGCAAAGCCCTGCAGGCCGCCGGCATCACCGCAAAAGACGCCAACGGCGCCCTGCGCCAGATCGCCGACCAGTTCGCCGCGATGCCCGACGGCATCGAAAAGAGCGCGATTGCCACCAAGCTCTTCGGCAAGGCCGGGCAGGATCTGATTCCGATGCTGAACCTCGGCGCCAAAGGGCTGGATGACAGCGCCAGGGCCGCAGGACGCTATGCCGAAC